GTTTATTACAGAACAGGGTATTGTACCGCTCTCTAGCTTGTTTCAATCCGACCCTGAGCAAGCTCTCAACTCTGTAGGGTACCGCATTAACCCGCTTGTCTCTGAGACATCGGTTTTGTTTCCATTTGATCACCAATGGACTGGTTTCTTTTGGCCACAAGGACGAAGAGTTTATATCCACCTACCAACGTCTGGAAGCGGAGGCAAATATCTTGTCTATGCCATCGACACTAAAGGTTGGACCACGTTCCAGTTAGCAAGCGATCAACACGCATTGTCTGGCTGTGTGTTTAACAAGCTGCCTTTTTATGGGTCTAGCACCGGCATTGTTTGGCAGGGAGAAACGGGACAAGCCGACGCTGTAGCGGGGGGTGCTAGTCAAGCGATTGTATTTTCTGGGCGCAGTGCCTTCAGCTTCTTTGGGTCTCGCTCTAATTACAAGGCGTTTAAGGACATTAGGCCGCTGCTTAAAACACGTCGTGGCGTGACTCTTAACATCGGTCTTGATACCGACTTTAAGCAAGGAACGGCAGTTACGTCTGCCACATCACCAATCGGCACGTTTACGCCGTGGGGGGCCCCGTGGGGGTCGCCGTGGTCATCTGGCATTGAGTACACATACGACCGGTTTGCCACCAAGGGACAAGGCCACTCGGCCTCTATACGTTTTGGTGGTTCACTAAAGGACTCGACCATGCAAATACTAGGATTTGAAATACGTTACGATATGGGTGGACAAGTGTAGCTATGGCAAAGAACAAAGATAAAAAAGGCGCAATGTCGAAAGACCCATCTCTTCCTAATACCTCAAAGCGAGGTAATTGGAAGTATAAGAATAAATGGGTCAACCCTGAAGGATTCCTTGTAGACAACTACGGCAAAGTCATTCCTGGACAATCAAAGCCATTTGTTGCGCCAAAGGAAAACCCGTTTAAAAAAGAAACAAAACCAACGGGACCCACTAAACCTACCAAGCCAGGTCAAAAGCCACCTCCTTCGCCAGAGCAAATTACCGAAAAAGCGTTTCAACAAGGTGGTCAGGCATATACAAACATAACCAATCGTTTTAATCAGTTTGACCCAAATACCGTTCAAAGCGAATACAATCCTGAGTATAACGCACAGATGGACCGTGTTCGTAATTCGTACATGGACCAGTTTAATCGTCGTAATGAGCAAGCTTTTGCCAACGAAAGAACTGATATTCAACAGCAAATTGCAGAGCGTGGACTTGACCCGAGTTCTCCAGCAGCCCAAGCAATGGTCCGTGATATGAACGACCGACAAGACAGGGCTCGGCAGGAAGCGATGGGAGCAGCAGAGCAGCTTACAGACCAACGGCAGCAGCAGTTTTACAATCAAGCTACTGGCTTGGCTAATATGCCTTTTGAGCAGTTTAGCCAAATTCAAGCACCGCTTGCTGCGGGTATGCAGAATCAGTATACCGGCCAACAAAACCAACAGCAATTTGGATATTCTCAACAATTAGTTAATCAGAATTTCCAGAATCAAATGAAGTTGCAAAGAGATCAGCGTCGAGGTCGTGGCGGTCCTAGCACAAATCCAGCGGAAGAAGCGACAGCTAACGATCAGATTAACAGATACGGCAGATAAGAGGTATTATGGCAGGTGGAGATTTATATTCAGCATTATCGGGACTGAATTATTCACCAACGGACAACAACTGGGCTCTCGGCGCACAAGCCGTCGGCGCTGGTATGCCAACGCTTTATAATCCTTATCAGGGTGCTGGTACTAATTTTGGCATTGCTTTTGGTGGCGCTCTGCTTCAAGGATTGCTTGGCTTTCAGGCACGACGACAGGCCGCTGAAGATTCTATAGCAGCCAACCAGCTTGGACTAAAACTACTGCAAGCGACAACGCCAGAAGCACGATTGCAAATTGCTCAGTCAGCGCCAGATGTGGAAATGCAGTCTCGGTTGTTAGGACTAAATACTCAACTTCAGACGCAATCGCAATTAACGGACCAACTTATTAATCAGGAGATGCTCAAACGTAAAGCTCTTTCGGATATAGGCTTGGCCGAAGAGCGAAACAAAATGAATCAACTGGCTGAGTTTGAACTTAGCGATTTGGGGCGAAAACAAGCGCAAAGAAAGCTAGAAGATTTAATAGCTCTTGAGCAAGCAAAGCGAATACCAACTAGTGGGATTGATCCAGATGTTAAAAAACAGGATCAGCAAATAGCACGATATTCGCAAATGGCCGGAAACATAGCTGACAGGGTTGAGGCGCTTAACATGAGTGCGCCAGAGTTTGAAATACAGCGGCGTATCCCTGGCTCAGAGGCGGAGTTAGTTTATTCGCTTATCCAAGGTAACCTAGCTAACTTTGCTCGACTGGGTGGCAACCAATCTCAAATAAGTGACGTAGATAGAAATGACCAATTTAACTCCCTGTTTGGTCCAGATGTGCCAGGACTTGGGCGTGTAACCGGTACGACTGCAATAGCAAACCGTATTCGTGAGAAGATTAAGATGGCTCCGATATCGTCTAACTTTGGAGCGATGACAGGCGGTGGAGAATCGGATGCTCAAAAGCGTAATCGAGAGCTTAAAGAGCGATTGGCTAGACTTGAAGCATTAGCAGCACAGAGAAAATAATGGACCCACTTGATCAAGAGAATGCACTACTGGAACAACGCATAGCGCAGCTTGAAGCGTCTCTTGGTTCTCAACAGCCAGAGCCAGCGCAGCCAAGTGGCTATGGGTTGGGTCAATTAGCATTTGACGTTCCCGTAGGTATTACCCGTGGAGTAGCTGGATTAGCTGACGTTCTCTCGTATCCGTTTGTAAAAGGATTAGAATACGCTGGCGCTCCAGTAGAAACCTTCGGCGCAACTAAAGCTCTCGATGCTCTTATCGCCGGTTCTCCTGCATTGGAAGGACCAGGTGCCGCAGAGATACTTGGTGTAAGGCCGCAGACCGAAGTGCAACGGGCGGTGGAGTTTATGACGCCTGGGCCTGGCGGCAAAGGTAAACTTGCATCAGAACTTGGCTTAGGTTTGACAAGCTACCTTGGGACAAGAGCCGGTGAAACCATAGCGCCAGAGTCAGCATACAGCGGCTTGGTAGGTGCGTTGCTTGCACCAACCGCAGCGCAAGGTGCTATTAGTGGCACAAGAAAACTAGCATCAGCATTATCTCCAACTGCTAACATTGTACTAGGCAACGAAGATGCGTTGCGTACAGCAGCTAACGCCAACGTCCTAGCGGCACTTGGCGAAGAGGGCGCACAGCGTTTGGCAGTAGCGCAGCAAATCCCAGAACTTGGCATCGGCGCTGGTGGCGTTCCACTGACAGCAGCGGAAATAGCTCAGACACCTAGCGCAGCTAAATATCAACAGAGTTTTTTAAACACCCCAGAGGGCGGCAACATATTGCAGCCAGCATTGGACGCTCGTAAGTCAGAGCTTACAGCGGCATTAGAGCGTTTTGGCATTACACCACAGCAGGGTGAAATGTCGCTCATGTTGCAAGATGCGGCACAAGTAGCAGCAGCACAACAACAGGCACAACAGTCTTCCATCCTTAACGCTCTTGGCTTTGGAGAAGATGCCAGAGCGCAAACTACAATGGAACGTGGGCAATCACTGCAAGAATCCCTAATGGGACGTAAAGATGTGGTTGAAGATGCCGTTGATAAAATTTGGCAGCAAGTTCCAAAGAAAACAAAAATTGACGCATCAGCTCCATTTGCAGAAGCAATAGATACGTTTGAATCGTTTGGCAAACTTACTAAAGCAGATACAAGTTCAAAAGCTCAACGAGTAATGAACGAGGTATACGACATTGCACAACGAAAGGCAGGAATCGTCACCGTAGGAGAACTTCAGGATATTCGTGCCGCTGCCGGTCGTGCGATGGCTGATGCCACTGGCGTGAACAACGCAGAAGCAAGTTTAATGCGGCAACTACGAGAAAGCATCGATCAGGCTGGATTAAAGTATTTCTACGATCCAGAAGCTGGTGCGCTCGGCGGTCTTCCTGGTACTGCTTCAACCAAGCCAGACTTAGAGTCACTTACAAAACTTAGCACTGCTATTGAAGCCACCCGTGAAGCAAAGCAAACGTTTTCGCAGGGTGTAGTCGGCGACTTAACAGCTATACGGCAGTTTAAGCCAAAGGTACAAACCAGCCGTGTAATGAAAAAGGCTCTTGAAAAGCCTGAAAACGTCACGGAAATTGCCGACAAGTTTGGCTTTGATTCTAACGAAATGACCGAGCTTCGTACTGAGTTATTGGCACGATTGACTAAAGCTTCTAATCCTACCGAGTTTATTGGTAAAGAGAAGGCTACCTTCCAGGCAGCGTTTAAAGACAAGTACAAAGACATTGAAGCCTTTGCACAAAAGGCTGGTCAAAAGTCGCCGATGGAAGAATACCTTCGCATTGGTGACTCTGCTATTCCAAACAAGATATTTGCTAACGAGCGCAGCGCAGAAAAGTTTGCACGGCAATTTGCTGATTCACCAGTGTTGCAGATGGGACGAGCTAAGTTCATTAGTGACAAGCTAATGAAGAAAGGTACCCCGCTTGAGAATCTTACGAACAACAAAGCTATTGCTAAGAAGTTGTTTAAAGATGACCTGCCAGAACTTGAGAAGGTACTTAAAGACCTTGAGATTTCTAAGAGTCCAGCGGCACTAGAGAAGCAAGCAGCATCAGGGAACTCTATTACAAGTATCAGGCAAACTGCATTAGGCGCTCTTACTGGCGCTCGTGGCGTAATCAATGCAATGCGTAAAGGGACGTTGGCTGGAACACTTGCTGGCTCTGGCACTATGACAGGAGCCTTGGTTGGTTACAGCGTCGGTAATTGGGTCAAGCAAATTGGCGAAGCTCGCAACTCTGCCATGAACGCTTTTGAGGCAGAGCTATTAGCAAATCCAAAGCTCATTAAGCTGGCATCTGCGCCACCAACCAAAGCGAACATAGATGCGTTGATGACGTTTGGCGTAGAAAATGGGTACTTTGATTCTGCTAAACGAGCAGGACTAATGTTAAGCAAAGAAGAGTTTGGAGCGGCGCAACCATTTGTTCATGGAACTGATGAAGCGGGATTACAAGCTATAAAAGATTATGGTGGCTTCATTCCTAAAACAATTCGTTATTCAGTTTTAGGTCCAGGGACAATTTACGCTGCCGAAAGAAATACCTGGTGGTTTGATCCAAAAAAAGCTGCCGAAGGCAGAATGTGGTCATTAAATAAGCAAGTGCCAGTTTATCTAAAACCTGAAGCTAAGATTGTAAATGTAGATACATATAAAGACTTCGACAAGATTGCTAAAAAAATTGGCATGAGTGGCGATGAGCTTATAGAAAAATTATACTTTGAATCGGATGCGCCTGAATTGCTTAATGCAACATCAAAGGTAAAAAACGATTTAGTAAAAGCTGGCGTAGATGGGATTAATTTAAGAGAAAATAAAACCTGGCTTAAAGAAAAACTTAAAAACTTTGCAAATAAACAAGCTGGAAAAGCTGCTTTACGATCTATTGAAAAGACTGGCAAAGGCGTAGCGCAAGAAGGGGCTAGTAAATTAGAAAAGCGTATCTATGATATAGCTTCAAACATAGAAGCACGTGCGACTCCATTTTCGACCGAATTTGGTGGGCCACAATTAGCTATTCTCAATCCGAAGATAGCTGAACCAGCGGACATGGCATACGAACGATTGCTTAAAGAAAACCCGCAAGCTCTCGCTAAAATGACTCCAGAAGAGTTAGCAATTTTACCAGAAAAATTACAACGCAAGTTAATTCAATCTGGGTATGTTTCCGCAAAAGCTTTACAACTTGGTTATTTTGCTGGCAAAAGCCAAACGCAAAATGTCGTTAATACTCCAGAGATGGCAGCGTCAATGGCAGCTACTGCGCCGCAGGAAGACATCGAGTCTGAAAACATGCTTCTTGAGCAGCGCATCTTAGAGCTAGAAAAGACGCTTAATCCTGCAAGCCAAGTAAAGGTTGGCAAACAAAACGTAAGCCTTCCGCAGGGAGACGAGTACGCTCCAACCAGCTTAGTCAAAGCGGTGATACAAGTGGAATCGGCTGGCAACAAAGATGCAGTCAGCAGCAAGGGCGCTCGTGGCCTTATGCAGCTTATGGCGGGCACAGCTAAAGACCTTGGCGTGGATGCCACAGACCCTGAGCAAAACGTAGAAGGAGGCAGCCGTTATCTTCGTCAGCAGCTTGATACGTTCGGCGATGAGCGGTTGGCATTGGCAGCGTACAACTGGGGTCCGGCTAACATAAAGAGCGCAATAGCTAAGGTAAAGGCTGAAGGCAAAACGCCAACTTGGGACAACATTAAGCAGTTTGTTAAGATCCCAAAAGAGACTAGAGAATACGTCGATAAAGTTTTGAGATTAGTGTAGGGAGATTCGTATGCCTTGGTCTGGTGGAAATTATACAAAAGGTAACTCAGCGACTGGCGGATGGACTGGCGATCAAACGCTTGGCATTGGGATCGAAGCTGGACGGCATGACACGCAAGACAACGACTTTGCTACAGGTATTAATCAGTGCCTTAACAAAGACGGTAGCAACGCAGCTACCGGCAATTTTAACAGCGGCGGATTTAAGGTAACTAATGTAGCTGACGCTACACTAACTTCAGACGCTACCAACTTGCGACAAGTTCAAGCACAAGCATATATCTGGTGCGGAACTTCTGGTGGATCTGCCAACGCTCAAACGCTTACACCGTCACCTGCCATATCTGCATATGCCGCTGGTCAGATGTTTCGCTTCATTGCTGGCTTTACAAGCACTGGCGCATTGACGTTGCAAGTAAGTGGATTAGCGAGTCCTGTAACTTGCTTGACGAAAGGTTCTAAGATTGCGTTTGGTTCCTTAGTTCCTCTTATGGCTGGTCTGACTTATGAAGCTCTTTACGATGGGACTAATTTCCTCGTAAGTGATTTGTTGGATTTAGCGCAATATACCAATGATGCTGGTGCTGCACGTTTAAAGCTGTACAAATCAAGAGGAACCACAGCGGGAACAAATACCATTGTTCAAAACGGCGATGGTTTGGGTCAGATTGATTTCTATGGCGCAAGTGGAAGCGAATACACTCGTGGAGCATTTATCAACGCAACGGTGTCTGGAACTCCTGGCGCTACAAACGATATGCCTACAGCCTTAACGTTTGCCACGGCTGCCGATGGATCTGGCAGTCCAACGGAGCGGATGCGTATCACAAGCGCAGGCCGTTTGGGTTTGGGCACGGGGATTCCAAATGCTTATGTGCAAATTGTAAATGGCGAAAGCAATGCGCTCAATACAACAACAATTCAAAGCAATGTTGCTGGTGACGTTGGAACTCACGCTCTTTTAGTCGTTAAAACAGATAACAACAGCACCACAACGCAGCGTTTTGTTGGGTTTTTGATGAACGGTGCCGCAAGTAACTCTGGACAAATTAACGCTAATGGTGCAAGTGCTGCCGCTTTTGGTAGCTTTTCTGACGAGCGTTTAAAAGAAAACATCGTCAATCTGCCGTCACAGCTTTCAAACATATTAGCGCTTCGTCCCGTTGAGTTTGATTACAAAGATGGAACTGGTCATCAGCTTGGGTTTATTGCTCAAGAAGTTCAGCAGATTTTCCCTGACTTAGTTGGTGAAAGCGATGGATTCCTTACGCTGACGGACATGAACAAGAATGACGCTCGTTTAATTAAGGCGTTTCAAGAGCTTCACGACAAGGTTGTAGCCCTTGAAGAAAGAGTGGCAGAGCTTGAGGGAGCATGAAACAGCTTCGGCTAGTCAGAGTTACAGAGTTTAACGGCGCTACTATGGGCGTACTCTGTATTGATGACTCGCCTGAGATGGTTACGCTGGAAGACGCATGGAGGGATAACGAGCGGCGCATCTCCTGCATCCCAGTTGGTCGATACACTATTAAGCTACATCGGTCGCCTAAGTTCGGCTTAACGTATCAGGTTATAAACGTGCCTGAACGTGACCAGATTCTTTTTCACGCAGGGAACACTCATAAAGATACGCACGGTTGTATCCTGCTTGGATTGCAGTACGGACGACTCGACAAGGAGACGGCTATACTTGCAAGCAGGTCGGCGTTTCAGAAGTTTATGGAATTGATGGGCGGCGCTACAGAAGCACAAATAGTTGTTATAGATGCTTATGGTGGAGGCCGAGTACATTGACCGACGGAGATTTCACTCAAATACGCTACTGGCTCGACATTGCTGTAAAGGCTTTGATAGGCGTTGTCATATCCATTGTTGGCATGGACTACCGTTCAGTTAAAAACTCACTGCACGAACTAGAAGAAAGTAAGTATCGTGTTTCGATGGAAGTGCAAGTCATCCAGGCAGAGCTTAGCCACATTAAACAGCGACTAGAGCGCATTGAACAGAAACTCGACAGGGTATTAGACAAATGATGCAAATGCTTATAACGATACTGTTGGTATCTTTATACGCACCACAAGCCGCCGCAGCGCCTAGTTACTTGGCGATGTGTCACAAAGATTGGAACTGTAAGGCCACATTGCAAACGCTTGCAACGCAAGACGCCGTCGTCACTGGCTGGATTGAAAACACCTTCAACGCAAAGTGTCCATGCGGCGATAAGGTCTTAAAGCTTCCTAACCCTAAAGTAATTAGGGTGCATCTCATGAATTCGCCTTGTATGCGGAATCGCCGGTGTGGTCGATATGAGGTCCTATACGGCTATTCTAAAGCCTCAGCTAGTCGGGCCGCCCATATACGAGGGTCACGCCTTAACAGACGATTTAATGCGGTACTAGACCGATTTAAGCGTAGACTGGCTACGGCACAGGCTCCGGTCCAGTGCTACCTCAGCCCATGTTTGGAGTGTGACTTAGATGGACCAGCACGAAGAGCTTTACTCAATCGGGTATCTGTTGCTTTGCCTAGTTGTATTCTTGTGGACAATCCATACCGGCAGCGTTGTCTCCGGGGATTCGTTTGCGAACGACACGGCCATGATGTGCCAGAGTTTAAGCCGTGTATAACGGATATGGACGGGTTGGACGGGGCTACCGTGTCTGTAAGAAGGTGGGTCGCTAACTCTCAACAATGTGCTATTAGGTACTATTGGGAGCCGTGGATGAACTGCAACACCGGCATCGGTGGCACGTTTGTTGATCCTCGAAAGAGAGAGTGCGGTTTTCGTTTGAAAAACTTCGATAGAACAACGGGTATTTTATGCCGATACTTTTATCCATCGTCCGACATTTGCTTACGTTAGCGGCTGGCGGTTTGCTTACTCTAGGTGTTGAAGCTACCGACGCTCAGAACCTTGTAAGTGCGGCGGAGCCTGTAGTGGCTGGCGCTGTGCTATATGGCGTATCTCAGGCTTGGTCGCTCGTCGACAAGAAGAAGAAGCGTTAGTAGTATTTGCTTTTGACTCGCAGGCTGTACCGCTTGCGTTTGTAGTCGTCAATCTCTTGCTGAGGTAGGTATCCTTTTGCTAAAGCCACGGCACGTTTGCGAATGTTTTTAACTACATCCATATCGTTGAATAACTGCTCGCAGATATAGACTAAATTGTTTGGAACTGACTCGTCTTCGAACAGAAACCAGTCTAACGACCGGCGATGTTTGGCGTGAAGGGTGTCGTAGAACTTGATGTAATCTACGAGGGCTCGGTCGATGACTGCTAACCATAGCAACTGTTCCGGCGTAGCGTGATGGCCGACATGCTCGGTTAAGAAAGTTAAGTCTCTATCTTTCATCCTTAACTAGCTGTAGCCAGTCCTCTAGGTACATCGTTACTAACCACGGCTTATGGTTGCGCCGGTGACATACAATGGGTGTTTTGTCTTTGCAATCTCGTAGGGATTGATCCATCGCCTGGTCTACGTTGAGCCGCTCCACTCGCTTACATTCGATGTGGTAGTCAGCTAGTTCGGTGCAAACAACGTCAGAATCACCAGCGGCCCCGCAAAACTGTTGTGTGCGTCTAGCTGTGAACCCATGCTCTCTAAGTTTACCAGCTAACTCTCGTTCTCCGGCGCTACCTTTCTGTTTTCCGTTTACCATCTTTATCCTTCACCATCATAAGTGACACGATAACGGCTTCTTGATGCTTATGGTAGTTCTTCTTCACCTGCTCACATTGCTTAACTTTGTGTGCTGCCTGAAGCTCTCGCCACATCTGCTCTTGAAACAACTGGCTAGCTGGCTTAACGGTCATCGTCCACACGCTCCATATACAAGCCTTGACCGCATAGCAGATGCACCTCTACAGCTTCACAGTGCAGCACAGAGTCGAGAAGTATCTTAGCCAATACCTCCGGCGACTCTTCGTAATTAGTTTCCACTATAAGGCGTATATCGGGTCTAGGCTCAAACTCAAACTCGTAATCTGGATTGCGCCGTATTGACAGTTTTATCTGCCATTTGCCGTCATTTACCGTGTGCAGTGTGTAAAGTTTCATAAGGCTCCAATGCTGTCTGAGGTATCTTATAACAGGGTTGTTTAGTTTCTTCCGTCCAGTAATCGGGGTGTTTGCCGTACCTACCGTGAATCCACCCAGCTATTTCGTAATCAGGATATTTGCCGGTAACAAGGATGTACGGTGCCTCGTCTTTATCGGAGGGATACAACAGTAAGTGACCTTGAGCGTACTGGGTGTAGCGCACCTCGTACGGCCCAACATCGTTCAAGTCTTTAAAGGACCAGGTAGGACCAGGCCAATACTTATTGGTAGCTTTTGCAACTACTAACTCAGCGATTGCTCCTTCGATGTGACTACGCCACCCGTCCGACGACGCAAGGCCATCGAACGGGCTTTTATAGCCATTGGTCATCACTCGGAACATTCGCATGTAACCGGCCATCCCCGCATGGAAGGCTTCGGCAGAATCAAGCGTAATTCGCATGATGGACCTCACACATTAAAAGGGTACGTCGTCGTCTACTTCTGCCGCTTTTGCCACAAAGGTCGGCGCTGGAGATGCTATAGCGGCGTACTCGTGTTCGGTACGATCTGCCAGCGTTTCGTTCCAGGTCAACACCTCAGTAATCAGGTCACGAAGGTCTTTAAGGTCGTTAGCAAATAGGTACTTAGTTTCCTTATATTCGCCTGTTTCTTTGTTTTTGTAGGTTTTGCGGAAGGTAAAGCTCACGCCTCCACGGTCGTTTTCCCAAGCAGCTATGTCGATTCCCTTATTGCGAAATGCCTTTTTTGGTTTGCCCATTGTATCTCCTTGTTGTCAATTAGACACCTGTGATGTAGCATGGGGCTGATCTGGTCGCAAGGTGTATTTATATGAACGAAACAAAAAACGAAGGCTATGTTAGCAGCACAGTGATTAAGAATTACTTTTCGATTCCGAAAAGCAGTTTTGAATTGCTGGTAAAGCAAGGGATGCCACACATCCGCATTGGTGCTGTACGTCGATTCCGTTTGTTGGAAGTTGAGTCATGGTTAATTGCACGAGGCGACGAAATGAAAAAACTAAAGGATGACCGACATGCAGCAAAAACACTACAAGGGATTATCCCTGACTGACTTACACAAAAGACTCTACGCAATTATGCCTGAGTTGCCGCCGATCAGTACGCACAAGACTGGGACGCACGGCACTTATAAAGCTATCGATCATGAGGGTAACGTCTACGAAGTAGAGATTTGGTACGTCGATAGTACCATGCACCGCAGAGAGCGACTGGTAATGAATTATGCTCTACTCGCAGCGCAATCACATGATGCGGTTGAACCCCGATTAAAACCGCACGAAGGGTGGAATGTAGATTGATTGTAGGAGTCTAATGGGGTACAACTACGACAGATACTAACTTTTGTCGGTTGTATCCCCTTAGTTGAGCGGCGTTGGAGTAACATCCAGCGCCGTTTTTTATTGCTCAAAGATTGTTGGCTGATATTGTGGTTGGAACTACTGACAGTGCCCACATCACTGTACCCCGCCTCATAGCGCCGCAACACGCTATGAGGC